CTTTCCTTGCCGGCTGGTCGATCTCGATGTGGAAGAAAGCAGCATCGACGGCACTCTGGTTCTTCGCGGCGACCGCAGGGTTTACCTGTCGACCGAGGGCATGACCATCGAACCGCTGCGCACTGACCGCGTCCTGATCGGTGGCGAACCGCATACCATCGTCGAGGTGAAGCCTCTCCAGCCTGGCGGGCTGGTCGTGTTCTGGGAGCTGCTTGCGAGGAAGTAATGGCAAAGCGCCCATCGTCTAGAACCCGCGTTCGCCAACTGCTCGATGATCTTGAGCCGACGGTCAAAACAGCCTTCAATGAGGGCGTGGCGAACATGCGTCTCAGCGGTCTCAGTCGTAGTGAGCAGCGCGCCGTTGAAGTCCGACTTGAACAGGCCATCCAGAAGGGTGACGTGGAGGAGGCGGCACGAACGCTCAACGTCGACTTTTCTTCGTTCAGGCCACTCTCCAAAGCCATCGAGAATGTGTTCGAGGCTGGCGGGGAGGAAGCCGCTACAAAGGTGCCGAAAGTCACGAAGAACAACGGTTCGACCGCTGTTTTCCGCTTCGACATCGGCAACCCTTCAGCGGCTCATGAGCTGAGGAACCATAGCTCGAATCTGATCACAGGTATCGTGGATGACCAACGCCAGGTGATCCGCGATATCCTTGCTGATGGAATTGAGCAGGGGCGGGCGCCGCGGCGAACTGCTCTCGATCTCGTCGGCCGAATAAACCCTGTGACCGGCCGCCGTGAAGGTGGAGTGATAGGGCTAACCGCGCCCCAGGCTCGCTACGTCGAAAATATGCGCCGGCGCCTTCTCTCTGGAAACCCGAAAGAGATGGAAAAGGTTTTTGGTATGGAGCGCAGGGATAAGCGCTTCGATGCCACCATTCGCAAGGCGATCGAAGCCGGCACGAAATTGGACCAGGCGACGGTCAACAGGTTGACGATGCGCTACTCGGATCGTCTGCTTCAACTGCGCGGTGAGACCATCGCTCGCACAGAAACGATGACTGCCTTCAACAAAGGCCAGATGGCATCAATGCAACAGGCGATTAGCGAAGGCCGCGTGTCCGCGTCGGTCGTTGTGAAGGTTTGGCACGCGTTTCTCGATGAGCGCACCCGGTTCACGCACAGCGCGCTGAACAAGGCGGAGGTCGGATTTTACGATGCATTCGTGACGGCACGCGGCGCGCACCTCCAGCACCCAGGAGACCCGGCTGGCGGCCCATCCGAAATCGTGTGCTGCCGGTGCTGGATGGAAACGAAGATTGATTTCTTGGCGGACCTAGACTGATGGCGCGGGGACCGACAGTTGGCGTCTTCACACGAAGCGGTCGCGTCTCTCGCGGGAAGGGCCGGTTTGCGTCCCAGGTCGACGAATGGGTGCAGCAAACCGAGAAGCGCATTAATGCCGTCTTCCGTCTCTCGACGCAGAAGACGATCACTTACATGCAGGAGAATGCCCCCGTCCAAGATGGATTCCTTCGAGCGTCGCTCGTGGTTCTAGTCAACCAGAATGCGCCGGCGCCGGACAAATCCCAGAAAGACGGAATGGGGCAATACACCGATGCATACATGCAGTTGCAGATCGCGGGCGCTGTCGCAGGTGACCGCATTACCGCGGCCTACACCATGGAGTATGCGCGCAGACTGGAGTTCGGCTTCGTCGGCACGGATGCCCTAGGAAGAACATACAATCAGCCTCCAAGAGGCTGGACGAGGCTGGCGGCTCAGCAGTGGAAGCGCTTCGTAGAAGAGGCCACGGCTGAGGCTAAGGCTCGCGTTGCTTCGAAGGGTCGAGGATCGAAGAGTTGACTTGGCTGCCGCTCTCGATGGCCATGAGCAGTCCCTTCTGCAGGGATTGAAGGGCAATCCGGGCGGTCACAATCGTCGTGTTGCCTGGCACTGTCGCGCCGGGTTCCTTGCCCAACGCCAGGTAGGCGTCGTGCAGTCGGTCATAGACGTCTTCGTCGGTGAGCGTTTTTTTCTTTGCCATTGAGGATTGATACATGGCCCTGAAAACCAAGGCAACGGTCGAGCATATCCATTTGCAGGTTGGGGTCGAGTACATCCTTCACATGCCGAAAGGCGCACATAAGCTCGATATCGACGGCAGAGTATTTTCCACAAGCCCTCAGGGGGCTGAGGGCGGATTGATCGTGCTCCTCAATACCAGTGAGGGTGAGACTGTTGGCATCATCAGCCTTGGCGAAGCGGATTGGTCATAATGGCAATCGGCACTGAAGCTGTAATCCTTGCTGCTCTGCTCGATCATCTCGGCACGCTGACGTTCTCGCCGGCGATGCCCATCGCTTATCCCGGCGTTCTATTCCCGCTTGCCGGTCAGCAGAAGCCGGACAACTATCTGCAGGTCTCCTTCCTACCGAACCGCACGGACACGCTCTCGGTCGGGCAGGGCAGCCAGATGCATCAGGGCCTGCTGCAGGTCTCGGTATACTGGAAGGCTGGCGTTGGTTACGTCAAGCCGCTGGATGTCGCTGATCGGATCATCCGGCACTTCGCCAAGGGGACGCGGCTCGTGTCCAATGGCGTGAAAATCCAGATCGACAATAAGCCTTGGGTCGCGGGGCCTTTGCAGGAAGGCGACAGAGTGCAGTTCCCCACGACCATCCCCTATCGTTCATTCGTCTAGCGAGGATACCCCTATGCAGATCGTTTACACCCGCGAGGCCGTGGCCGGCGCGGAAGGCAGGACCGTGCTTAACCCTCGTCATTTCACGGGTCCGGTCGAAGGCGCGACCAAGGTCTACGTCAACGGCGATTATGCCAACATCACTCGGGCCTACGAAGCTGCCGGCGTCCCCGTCGCCGACATCAGTGAGATGCGCGCGCTGCCCGGCAAGGCCAAGCCCAAAGACACCACCGATCCGGCGAAGCCGAATGAGGCGGCAAAAAATTTGGAATAAACATCTGAATATGCTATGAAAAACGAGCCGGGAAGCTGCTCTAACAGCCACCCGGCTCTGACCAAAACGAACCCGATGGGAGGGTCGAATGGATGAGAAATTCAAAGCATGTTTAGTTGACGGCTGCAACAAGAATGCAGCAAAGCCTGGCTCTGGTAGAGGATACTGCGGAGCACATTATCGCAAACTGCGTAGGTATGGCGACCCGCTAGCGGGCAAGTCAAACCGTGCGTCGCCAGAAGAATGCATCGTTGATGGTTGCTCAAGCGGGGCCAAGGGGAAGCAATACTGCATCAAGCATTATCTGCGGTACATTCGCCATGGCGATCCTGTCGGCGGGGGTGCGGCACGCAACGCTCTATCCCAGTGGATTGAAGACCATAAAGACTACGACGGGGACGGATGCCTCAGATGGCCGTATGGCACTGGAGGCGATGGCCGGGGCCTCGTCACTTTTCGCGGCAAGAGAATAACAGCGCCGCGAGCCATGTGTTTTGCCGCCCATGGCGAGCCGCCAACCCCTCAGCATGAAGCGGCTCATTCTTGCGGGAAAGGCCACGAAGGATGCACTCATCCTAAGCATCTTCGGTGGGCAACCGTCGTCGAAAATCATGCAGACAAAGTCTGCCATGGAACGGCGCAACGGGGCGAAAAGCAGTGGGCAGCAAGGCTTACTCGCGATGATGTTCGGCAGATACGGCGGTTATCGATCAGCATGTCGCACCAGGACATTGCCGACTTATTCGGCATAGACCAGTCGCACGCGACGAACATCATAAATCGAAAGGCTTGGGCTTGGCTGCCGTAGCCACTCATCACTCCGAACCCGGCGTTGCCGGCAACTTGGCCTCCTCGCGGAGGCCTTTTTCATTGTTGGGAACAAGGAACCAAAGACATGATTACCACAGCTTCCGAATCCAAGGTCTTCGTCTGCGTGACGCCGGCCCTGCCCGCCACCGATACTGCCGCGGAATATGCCGCCCTGACGTGGGTCGAGATCGGCGAAGTCGAGGACATGGGCGAGTTCGGCGACGAAAGCTCCGACGTCACCTTCTCCGCCGTCAGCGATGGCCGCGTGCGCCATCTGAAGGGCGTTCGTGACGCAGGCACGCTTGCGCTTGTTTGCGGTCGCGATCCTCTCGACGCGGGTCAGATTGCTCTCAAGGCCGCCGAAAAAACCAAGTTTTCGTACCCGATCAAGGTACAGGCCGCCGACGCGCCGAGCGAGCTTTATGCGGACTCGGTCTATTACTTCAACGCCAAGATCATGTCGGCGCGCGACAATTATGGATCGGTCGACAACGTCGTCCGCACGTCTTTTTCGCTCGGGATCGACTCTCCCATTATCGAGGTGCCTTCTGCTTTGATCTGATGCAGCAGTTGGGTTAAAATGGCGAACCCGTCGAGCATCTCACCTCTCGACGGGTTCTAACCAAGCCAACCTGTTCGGAGGTCGAAATGGCTAACACCGGTATATGCCCAGTTGATGGGTGCGGCAAGAATGCTCACACTCGCGGTTATTGCTCTGCTCACTATAGGCGATGGCTAAGGCATGGCGATCCGAACAGCGGGCACGCGTCCCCCGGAGCCGGTCTGCGATGGCTGGAATCCCACCTGGCCCATGACGGCGAGGACTGCCTGATTTGGCCTTTCGGGCGTCTGGCGAATGGGTATGCCTTTGTCCGGCGCCAGAACTCGGGCAGCGTGACGACTGCGGCAAGGCTGATGTGCGAGAAGGTTCACGGTCTTGCGCCGTCAGAACTTCACGACGCGGCTCATTCCTGCGGCAAAGGCCATGAAGCCTGCGTTCATCCACAACATCTGTCCTGGAAAACGCCTACAGAGAACCACGCTGATAAGTACGTGCACGGGACTATGGTCAGAGGCGAGGCTGTGAAGCATGCCAAGCTGACCGAAGACGCCGTTCGCGAAATCAGGGCATTGGCAGGGACCGCATCCCAACGCGTCATCGGTGAAATGTTCGGCGTCAGCGCCGGCACCATTCGAAGGGTTATCCTTCGGATCGACTGGAGCTGGGTCAACTAAGCCCCGCTCTCCGCACAAATCCAAAGTTCTAAATCCGGTCCGACAACCGGTATCGCAAAGCCACGTGGCCGTGGCGGGGTGTTTGTCGGCATCCCGCCACTCAATCCTCCCGACAAAGGAAACTGAAATGGACCTTTCTGCACTCGATACCACCACGCTCGCCGATGAAGGCGTAGCGATGGAAGTTCTCGGCGTTGACGGCACTGTGCTGCGCGACGAGGCCGGCAATGCCATCACGATCAAGCTTCTCGGCGCCGACTCCGAAAAGGTGCGCAAGCGCCAGCGGATGGAAATCGACAAGCGCCTGAAGCGCGGCAACCGCGCCAAGTCCTCGGCAGCCGAGATCGAAGAGAATGGCATCGATCTTCTTGTCTTCTGCACCGTCGGCTGGTCCGGCGTGAAGTTCAACGGCGAGGAAATGCCGTGCAATGCGGAAAACGCCCGCAAGCTCTACACGGCCCTGCCTGCGCTTCGTGACCAGGTTGACGCGTTCGTAGGCGACCGTGGAAATTTTACGAAGGCCTGATCGACGATATCGTCGACGGCCTGTGCATCTATGCCGAGGCGGCTTTCGGCCCGCCTCGCACTTCCGTAGAGGCCCTACTGCCCGCCGACGCTTCCCACATATGGGAATGGTTTCTCGATCTGGACCGCGCGCGCCAGGTCGGCATGCAGGCCAATCCCATCGGCTTTCCTGAGATCGCCGCCTATTCCTCCCTCATGGATGCTTCGATGCGGCCATGGGAAGTGGCGGCAATACGTCGTGTCGACGACATCGCCCTCGCGGCGCGCGCGCGGAAGACAGGGCGAGGCGGCAAGGGCGGCAAGATCGAAGATAGAGAGCCGGATGCGCTCGTCAGCAAGGCTGATGGCGCCGGCGTGTCGAGCTTGATGCAGGGGTTGGCAGCGAAAGCGAGGAAGAAGTGATCCCATCCACTAGTGCGAGGTCGGTTCGTCGTCGCAATCGCTGGGCGGGCGTCCATGGAGTTGAGCCAATTTTTGGATGGCCCAAAAATCACAGTCCCCATTGTCTTCAACGGGGACTGTGAATGGATAAGAATCCCTAATCCACCACTCTGCGGTATTAAGAGGCGTCAAACCATCAAGCGGCCGGCACCCCCACCTTTTCAGTTTGGCTTCCCAGATATGGCGAGGTAGGAATTTATCTCTGATCACGGCTTAATGACGATACGCAACGTACTCTTTGGGGCCGGGCACGATAGGCCTTTCGTCGATCACTCCCTCGCGCGCTAAGGCGCGGCGAATATCCTCAAGCGGTTCGACGACGATTGGCTCCTTAAGATCGTGCGAGATTATCGCCTCCAAAGCAGCCTTGACGTCTTCGAGAACGCGGTCGACACTTGAGCTTGAGAGCACCAGGCCTGGTATGTCTTCGCTCCATACACGTAGACCACCACCTGGACGCTCTTCGAAGCAAACGGTAATTTTGAACGGATGGTCGTTTGTCATTTTCTGAGCGCTTTTGTTGTGACTTGCATAATGAAACATACGGTCCATTAATGGCCGGTCAATGACCGTGATATCTTGATTTTCGGGCAAAAAGATGCTATCAGCTAGCAGCTTGTTCGCTGCAAGACACGCTGGTTGCCGGTCGAGAATGGCAATTTAATTTTTTAGACGGCGCCCTGACCGGCGCCTTTTGCGCGTCTATAGGTATGGGGCAGCAAACATCATGCAGACAGGCGTAGAATCTGCAATCGCTAAAAATAGTGTATCAGCCGTTTTGCGCCTTCGTGCCGACGTCGTTAAAGCAGACGGCCCGAGTGCAGATATCGCCCGGATCGACGCTTGGCTTCGTCGAAACTGGAAGCCCCCGGCCACGTTTGACGAAGCCGTCGCCGACCTCATCCGCCGCTACCCCGTGGTGACGGCGGCGCTGGCGAGGTGATCACTCCTTGAGATAGCCGTTCCCTATCAGCCAATCGCGTAGGATGCGGCGGATGGCTTCTTGCCTGCTGATGCTATCGTGTTCCGCGGCAAAAGCATCGATGGCGCCCAAGTCAGGCTGCTGGACGCGCAGGACAATTCGGTCACTTTCGACCGCCGGCCTGCCTCTTGATTTTTTGGGCACATTTATTGTTGACGTCATGAATAAAAGGTGCCATAAAATAATCGACCGCACAAGAGGGGCCTAATCCTCAAGCGCGGTCTAACCGAAACCAATCTTGTTGGAGATTGATATGGCTAACCCCCGTATACCCCTTTCCGCGCTCATTCGAAACCCTGTCGTGGCTGATGCCTTCCGCCGCGCTGAGCGTGACGACGGCTCGGCATTTGCGATCACGGCGCCGAAGTCTCCCGTCCTCGTTGGTGGGGAGGCTGCGTGATGGATCGGCGAACAGTTCTCAAGGGCGGCCTTGTCTTGGCCGCCACCGCTCATACCGCAGCTCTAGCCCCGGTGATTGTCGACCCTCTCCTCGAAACAATCCGCGCCTATCAGTGCGGCTGTGACGATTTCAACCGTCTTGCGGATGCCGCTTCAGACGATAGGCAATGGGATGAATTCGAGTCCTATACCTTCGGGCCGCCGCTGGCGAAACTTCGGCAGTGGGCCGAGCCGGCGCCATAGCGGCGCTGCAAATCTCCTTGCTGGACTCAGGCGGTGTCAACGGATCGGAAACACAGGACCGCATGGTCAAGGCCGCGCTCGACTACCTTGAGAGCCTAGCGGCATAAATTACGCAGAACCAATTCCTCGCCGCCAATGAGGATGTACGCGAACGACGAGCTTCATAGGCTCCGGCGTTCGTGAAAGCGAACCCCTGTGTGTACCGGGCTTGGCGGGCCGGACGCCTATGGAGACTGAAATGGCTAAAGCACCTACAAAAGAAGAAGTCGGTATCGTTCTTCCGCCGCTGGCGATCCAACTCATGGAAGTAACCGTTTGCGGTGATACCCCGCTCATCGTTCACGCTTGGTCCGCAAAGGCCAAGAAAGAAATGCTCGATAAGCAGATGAAGACTGCGAAGCAGGCGAAGGCTCCGAAAAACCCGAAAGAGGACTACGAAAGTTCGCTCTATCGTCTCGGTGACGGCTTCGGCTTCCCCTCGGTTGGCTTCAAGGCTGCAGCCGTCACCGCCTGCACGTCGGTCGCCGGCATTACGAAGATCGCTGCCAGGCAGGCGTTTCATATTCTCGGCGAGGACATCGACGTCACTGGCGCTTTCGAGGGTACCAAAGCCCGTCTGAATCTCGTTCGCATCGAGGGCAGTTCTCCATCAATGCGCGAAGACATGGTGCGTGTCGGCATGGGAACGGCTGATCTTCGGTATCGCGGCGAGTTCGCGGACTGGCACGCAAAGCTCTTGGTGCGCTACAACGCAAACGTCTTGAGCGAAAGCCAGATTCTGAACATCATCAACGTCGCGGGTTTTGCTGTCGGCGTCGGAGAGTGGCGCCCTGAGAAAGATGGCATGAACGGCATGTTCCATGTCGCCTCGGAAGCGGACATGGCGAAGCTGGAGGCGGCTAACCAGTCGATCGCTGCATGAGGATCGCGGGTTACGAATTCTCGGAAGGTGCTCGTTTCCAGAAGGATGCGGACCAGAACGCCAAGGCTGTCGGGGAACACCTCGACATGCTGCGGCAAAAGTTTAAGGGCGAGTTGACCCCAAAGGATGTGGTCGACGACGCCCGGAACAATAACAGCCCGCTTCATTCGTTCTTCGAGTGGGACGACAATGCTGCCGCCGAACAATACCGGCTGCAGCAGGCGCGTGGTCTGATCAAGGCTGTCGTCGCGATCTATGTTCGCGAGGACAAGCCAGCGATGCGGACAAAAATGTTCGTCCACGTTCCCGAACCGCAGGCGCCACACTATCGCGAGGCATCGCACGCGATGTCACAACGCAAGACGAGGGCGTTGGTTCTCGACCGGGCATGGCGCGAATTGAAGGCGTGGAAGCAGCGATACAAAGACCTTGAAGAGTTCGCTTCTCTGGTCGATATCATTGACCGCATTGACGAAGATTTCCCCGAGAAACTGAAAAAAATCGGGGTGCAATAGGGCGGAACCGAATGCCCGTTCGGTTGGCAAGGATCATGGTAGGGCAGGCAAGGCTAGGTAAGGTGGGGTGTGGTCAGGCGAGGTGAGGCATGGCAGGCTAGGCCCGGCCAGGCCTGGTGTGGCGAGGCTAGGCGGGCCACGGCACGCTTCGGCAGGCGCGGCTAGGCAAGTTGAGGATTGGCTAGTTGAGGCCAGTCACGGCAAGTCTCTCGCAAGGCAAGGAAAGGCGGCTTTCGAGCCGCCTTTTTCCGTTAGCATTTATAGGCATCGCCGATAGCGTTCGCTCCGCCCATGCCAGAGGTCGCATTGGTGACATAGAGACGATTGCCGCCGACGGCTACCGTTTGCTTCTTCATCTGATTGATCGCATCCTTGTAAGCGGCACCTTGCAGCATGACACCTCCGATCAGGTTCTGGTCGCCTTGAACGCTCCTGAGATATTTGCAACCGGCGACAGCCTGTGGAGATCCGACTACTTGCACCGCTGCCATCTCCGGCGTGGTGGTCGTGCAGCCGGCCAATAGCGCTGCGGAAATCACAAGAATCTTCTTCATACCATCCTCCGATTGAATTCGGCGGACGCTAGCGCACGCTTTCTTGAAAGGCAATCGGATGACTGATCTGGCAACCCTGGGCTTGGCCGTCGAAACCAAGCAGGTCGTCAAAGCCGTTGGCGATCTTTCTGCATTCGAGAAAGCCGCGTCGAAGGCTGAGAAGGCATCAGACGGTGTGTCGAAGACCAGCGACCGCGCACAACGGAATGTTGCCCGGTTCGGCAAGGTAGCAAACGACAACGCATCAGCGACGTCTCGCATGGCCCGCGAACTCGACCATGCCGAAAAATCCATGGGAGCAATGGAGCGATCTTCTGCGGCGATGACTTCGGCGCTGGCGCGGTTGGGCGTAGCTTTGACCGCAGCCTTCAGCGCTCAAGCTCTCATTGCTGCCGCGGATCGTTTCACCAAGTTCGAAAACAGCCTTCGCGTTGCCGGCGTTGCCTCGCGAGACATGGCGATGGTGCAAGAGCGCCTGTTTTCTGCAGCCAACCGCAACGGCGTCGCTGTCAGCGCCCTTGGCGAGCTTTATGGCAAGGCCGCAATGTCGGCCGGCGAGCTTGGCGTCACGCAGCAAGAGCTTCTGAAGTTCGTCGATGGCGTCTCGGCTGCCCTGCGCGTTCAAGGCGGTTCGGTAGAGGCCGCGAGTGGTTCGCTG